GCTGGAGATTTTATTAAGTTTGCATCACACAATAAAGTTTATATGGTAGTTGCAGATGTTCAAGCATCTAGTAATGCTTCAACAGTTACAATAGAGCCACCTTTAATTACAGCACTTGCAGATAATTCAGTAGTTACTTATGACAATGTTCCTTTTACAGTACATTTAACAAATGATATTCAAGAATTTGGTGCAGTAGGAACAGCAAAAGATGGTGCATTTTTATATCAATTTGAATTTGATGTTGAAGAATCCTTATAGATGAAATACAAAGTAAAATATTGGATTAGTGTTGATTTTTTAGCTGAAGAAATAATTGAAGCTGATGATCTTGATGCTCAATCTTTGAATCAAGGTAAGTATAAAGACCCATCTAAAAATGCTATTTATACTGTCAATGATTCAATAAAAATAAACAGACGAACATTTGAGGAACATGACGAGAAGCCTAACGACAGCAACAAAGAACGAACTAGCAACAAATGATTTAAGACCAATACATCTTATTACTATTGGTTTTGGTACTCCTCTTAATTTTACTGATTGCTCATTTCCTTTAACATCTTCTATATCTGGCTCATCAGTTACTTACGCAACCTCTAGTCTTATTATGGGTATATCTAATTTTACAGAAGAAGTAGATATAACTAAAACTTCATTAAAGTTAGGTTTTTCAGGTGCAGACCAATCACTTATATCAACTTGTTTAAATGAAAATGTTGTTAATGATTCAGTAGTTATTTTTAGAGGTTTTTTAGATGATTCTAATGCTATTATTGCTGACCCTTTTCTTTTATATGATGGCCAGATAGATACTTTTGAAATTTCTGAAACAACAAAAGAAAGTTCAGTTATTTTAAATGTTACTTCTCATTGGGCTAACTTTGATAAAAAAAATGGAAGAAAAACAAATTCAACATCTCAACAAAGATTTTTTAGTACAGATGTTGGTATGCAATTTTCATCTCAAACAGTACAAGATATTAAATGGGGAAGATCATAATGCAAGATATTATTAATTTATATAAACAGTTTGATAAATATAAAGATAATACTGATAAAGATTTGGCTAATCATATAATGCCATCAATACAATGTAATCAATTTAAAAAATTTGAAGATGATGATGGTATTTATGGTTTTGTAAATTGGGCTTTCTTAAATAAAGAGAATGAATTATTTTATAAACAAAAAGGTACTGTTAAAAATAATACATGGCAAAGTGGAACTAATCTATGGTTATGTGATATTGTTATTATAAAAAATGCAAGAATAGTTATGTCTTGGGTTTATAATTATTTTAAAGATTATCTTCAAACTAACGAATGTATTAATTGGTTAAGAGTAGATCACAACAATAATATCTACCGAGTATCTAAAAAATATAAAAGGGAGTTTCATATCTAAATGGGTAATATTGTAAATAAAATTTTAGACCCAATAGTAAAGGTATTTAGTAAAGCTTTATCTTGGCTTGTACCTGAAGTTGATATTCCTGACTTTGGTATAAATGAAGCAGATGATTTTGAAAAAGGTGTACTACTTAATAAACAATCTAATGACGCAAATATTCCTGTTGTTTATGGAACAAGATTAATTGGTGGAACTAGAGTATTTGTAGAAACTTCAGGAACAGATAATCAATATTTATATGTTGCAATAATATTAGCAGAGGGAGAAATTAACGATATAAAAGGAATTAGAATAGATGATAAAGATGTTACATTTGCATCTTCTTTTTCTGATAATACTGCTGTTGAAGTAGATAGTAGCGATAGTGTTTTTTATAAAGGTGGAGAAAGTTTAATTAGAGTAGAACCTCATTATGGAACAGATGGTCAATCAGCATCAACATTATTATCAACATTATCTAACTGGGGAAGCAATCATAAATTATCTGGTTTAGCTTATCTTGCAATTCGTTTTAAATGGAATCAAGATGTATTTGGTTCTATTCCTAAAATACAAACATTAATAGAGGGTAAAAAAGTTGTAGCTTATAATTCTAGTTTAGAAGCACAAACTGCTGCTTTCTCTACTAATCCAGCTTGGGTTTTATTAGACTACTTAACAAATGCTAGATATGGAAAAGGTTTAGCAGTAAGTGATATTGATTTACAATCTTTTTATGATGCTTCACAAGTTTGTGTAACACAAGTAACACCTTATTCAGGTGCTAGTGATATAAATATATTTGACGCAAATGCTGTGTTAGATACATCTAAAAAAATTATAGATAATACAAGAACTCTTTTAAAAGGTTGTAGAGGTTATCTTCCTTATACTTCTGGCAAGTACAGATTAGTTATTGAAACAACAGGAACAGCATCAATTACTTTAACTGAAGATGATATATTTGGTGGGTTTTCTGTATCGAGTCCAAATAAAAACGATAAATATAATAGAGTAATTTGTAGTTATGTTTCGCCTGATAAAAATTGGCAAGTAGATGAAGTTCAATTTCCACCAATAGATGACTCTGGTTTGCCTAGTGCAGATCAACACGCAACTATGAAAGCTGCTGACGGTGGATTTTTATTAGAGGGTCGTTATGATTTTGGACAAGTAATAACAAGTCCATATCAGGCCGAAGAAATGGCAGAGATTATTTTAAGAAGATCAAGAGAAGCAATACAATTAAGTATAAATGCTGGTGGAAATGCTTATGATTTAGCAATAGGAGATATTGTTAATATTACACATAGTTCATTAGGTTATTCTGCAAAGGCATTTAGAGTTATTTCAATATCTTTTAATGAAGATTTTACAGTAGGTTTAAATTTAACTGAACACCAAAATTCACATTATACTTGGGCTAGTAAAACTCAACAAGCTAGTATTCCATCAACTAACTTACCTAATCCAAATGTTGTTCAACCACCAGCAAGTGTAACACTAGATGACCAATTAATCCAATACAATGATGGAACTGTAATTGTAGCTTTAGATGTAACTATAGGTGCTTCTCCTGATAGCTTTGTTGATTACTACCAAGTAGAATACAAGTTAAGTTCAGATTCAGATTATATTATTTATGCACAAGGTTCAGGATTAAATCATAGAGTCTTAAACGTAATTGACCAAAATACTTATGACGTAAGGGTTAAGGCAGTTTCAAGTATTGGTTCTAGTTCTACTTATGTAACAGCACAAAGAACTATAATTGGGGCTATCGCACCTCCCTCTGATATTGAAGATTTTTCTTGTAATGTTATTGGACAAGAGGCTCACTTATCTTGGACACAAATACCAGACTTAGACCTTGCTTATTATCAAATTAGATATTCAGCTTTAATAGATGGTTCAGCTACATGGTCAAACTCTGTATCATTAGTAGAAAAAGTATCAAGACCAGCAACTTCAATTAATGTACCAGCAAGGGTTGGAACTTATCTTATCAAAGCTGTAGATAAACTTGGAAACTTTAGTTCTAACGCAACAGCTATTATTTCTAATGTTACAGGAGTTTTAAACTTTAATGCAGTAGCAACTCAATCAGAACACCCTGACTTTACAGGAACTAAAACAAATGTAATTGAATCTGATAATACTTTAAAATTAGACTCATCAGAACTATTTGATTCAGCTAGTGGATTATTTGATGATGGTACAGGATTATTTGAATCTGGTTTAACAAGTGCTGATTTATTTGCGTCAGGAAGCTATGAGTTTGCAACACCTATTGATATTGGGGCAAAACATACTGCTAGAATTACAGCTTCTATAACTCAAACATCAGATAACTTAGATGATGTCTTTGATAGTAGAACAGGAGATTTTGACGATCAAAAATCTAACTTTGATGGAGATACACCAGCAAACTGTAATGCACATATTGAGATAGCAACCTCTGATGATAATGTTACTTACACATCATTTAGAAATTTTACTATTGGAGATTATACTGCTAGATACTTTAAATTTAAATTAATAATGACTTCAACAGATTTATCTTCAACTCCTGTTGTTTCAGAATTATCAGTAACTATTGATATGCCTGATAGAATATTTAGTGATAATGATATTGTATCTGGTGTTGGAACTAAAACTGTAACATTTACATTACCATTTAAATCTGTTAGTTACGCAGTTGGAATTACAGCAGAAAATATGGCTACAGGAGATTATTTTATAGTTGAAAATAAAGCTGTTGATTCTTTTGATGTTACTTTTAAAAATTCATCAAATAGTGTAGTATCTCGAACATTCGATTACTTGGCTAAGGGCTATTGATATATTAATATAAAAGGAGTATAAGAACTTATGGCACAAGGAGATTACAACGTTCAAAATCAGGGTTTTCCAGCTTTCAGGTCGGATTTAAATTCGACTTTATCAGCTATTAATTCATCTAATTCAGGAACTTCAAGACCAAGTTCAGCAGTTGCTGGAACAGTTTGGCTAGATACTACTTCAGCAACAACACCTACTTTAAAATTCTATGATGGTGCTGATGATATTTCTTTAGCACAATTAGACTACACAGCTAACACAGTTAATTGGTTAGACTCAACAGTAGCAACAGATTTAGTAAATGACACAACTCCACAATTAGGTGGTAGCTTAGATGTTAATGGTAATTCAATCGTTTCAGTTTCAAATGGTAATATTTCAATCACACCTGATGGAACAGGTAAAGTTATTGTAGATGGTTTATCACACCCAACAGCAGATGGAACTAATGGTCAAGCATTAGTAACTGATGGTGCTGGAAATTTATCTTTTGGAGATGTTTCAGTAAGTTTAAGTGCAGTAGGAGAATCAATTATACCATCAACAACTGATACTTATGATTTAGGTGCAACATCTTTTGTATGGAGAAACATATACACAGG